ATAGCCAAGTATGTTTTGACCAACAATAATTACATCATTTTGATTAATTAGAGCCATAAATTCTTCAAATACCGTAGCGGGGTCTTCGGCTTTAGATAAATAATCTTTTTTATTAAAACCAGTAATTTTAGCAGCTTCTTCTGAAACATTAAGCTCGTCCCATTTCAAAAATCTATTTTGCTTTTTTGTTATTTTTTTGCCAGTAGCTTCAATCCAAGCAAGTTGCCAAGGCTTAGATGTTACAAGATTTAAGCCTTCAGTTTCTGTATCAAAAATAACATACTTTTGATTAAATTTAAATCTAAGTAAGTCTTCCATTATTTATCCTCCCTCCAAGCTTCTATACAAAAACGATCACTACCAAAATGGTCAAGTCTTGGATTAGATAAACTAGCTTGTCTACCAGGCTGACGATTACAAATACACTTGTATGTTTGAAATGCCTCAACATCTTCTTTGTTTTCATAAAAGATTGATTTAACTAACTCTGTATTTTTTGTGTAGCTTGCTATTTTATCCTCTAAAATAGAATCATAAGGTAAACTATTTCTTTCTATGAAGAAGGGTACATCGGGGGGAACATCAATAATGCAATTAGAGAAACTAGTTAAGTTCTTGTGCAAGAAAGAGTCGTAAAATGGAACAGCATACTGTATGTGTTTGGTAAAATCCCATGGATTTACAATTTTTGAATTAAAACTTTTTGTATACAAAGAATATAATTCCTTAGCTCCCGCATCTCCATTTGCAAATGCGATTATTTTACTTTCTGATTCTTCGTTAAGATCTTCATTATAAATAGAAAACCTTATTCCAAACCGCAAATTATTTTTGAAAGTACGAAAAGCTTCTGGAAAGCTACACATTGTATCTTCTACCAAAAAAACTTCTTTAATATTATTATCGTTACAGATTTTAGAAATCTGATCTATTCGGAGAATACTTTTGCCGATAGAAAAGTGAGTTTTAAATAAAGGTAACATAAATGACAATATACATATTATTATCTATTTGTCAAGTGTTTTGGGCAACCTTCGTAGTATTTTATTTCATGACTGCCTCCATCTGGAACCATGTCTTTTTTAAATTCATCTTGAAAACAAGAAGAATGAAACTCTCCATCTTTATCTAGTATAGACACGTACCAAAAGTCAAACTTGTAAGGGCAGTGCCACATAAGTGAGCCATCTTTTTTAAGTTGCCCTTTTTCTTGTGCAAAACCGCATTGAAGTTTGCCACCAAAAGAACCATCTTCTGGAAAACCTTTGTCTATAGCAAAATTTGATACAGCATCTTTTTCGTCAAAGTTTTCTAGATAATCTTGAATCGATGCAAGTTGCAACTCAAACCCTTCTAAGTCGTCATCATCGATTGGTTTCATTTTCATTAAGCCATTCTTTTTTAAATTAAATTTTAAAAATAAAAATTCAGATGTTCTATTTACGTATTCTGGGAAAAGAGTTTTAACAGCCAAAGAATACATATAGTCTTGAAGATTATCTTCTTTTTCTTTACCTTCAAACATTTTCTTGCTTGTCTTATAATCACGGATTATAGCGGTCTTTTTTTCTTTGTATAAAAATAATTGATCAATAAAACCTCTGATGTGGTAACCATTTTGTTCTATATCAAAGTCTAACTCCGCATAAGCCTCGTCTGGTATACCTAAATCCTCTCCGTGAAAGTTGCAATTGAGGCCATTAAGAATCATCTCCTTAATAAGATTCATGTTGTCATCATCGGTAACCCCCAGCTCTGAAGCGTCGGACATAATTAAATCTTTTACAGCTTTAGAAGCGAAAGGATCTTTAGCTTTAACTACTTTATTAAAATGCGTTTTAGTTTTTTGTTTAGACAAAAACTCAAAAACATTATGACACACCGTGCCTCTACGAGCTCCATCGTTGTTGGTATCAGGTAGTTTTTGTTTATACTTATTCCAGTATATCCAACTACAAGATTGAGCCGTTTTAATGCGACTAGCTGATAATTTAACTTCCATTTAAAATTTTTAATAATTTTTTGCAATGGGTATTTTTTTTCAGTTGTTCGTATTTGTTGATTTGCTTAATAATATAGTTTTGAAATTTTTCGCTACTCATGCACCATTTATCTTTTCGTTGATACCATTTTGTAAAATTATCAAGATCACCAGTATCACACTCTAACATTTCTCCAAAGTCATTACACAATGGTGGATTAATTCTTATAATAGATAGATCAAAAACTTGTGCTAACTTTGCAACTACCTTAACGGATGCAATTCCTCCTGAATTTATTTCTTTAGTATTATCATTATTCGTTGCAACAATAATTCTTTTTAATTCGAATGTATTAAGATAAGAAATAAGTTTTGAAGAAGCATCTAAACCAAAAGTAACTAAGACATTCTTAAAACCAGCTTCGTGAAGAGCTAGGCAATCTCCAATGCTTTCAACTAAAATAACTTCTCCACTTTTTTCTATAATATCACTCGAAATATGATGCGGATAAACCCAATTCGTTTTACGACCCATATGTTTCCACTTAGGAATGTTATCTCCCTCTACAACGGATCTTCCAGAAAAACCATGTATTTGATTATTTAAATCGTATATTGGAAAAACCATACGTCTATACATTTTACCACCACCAGCATAACCACAATCAAAAGTAGATTGGGTAACTCCAGAAATACCCCTCTTTTCATAGAAAGTTTTCATAGGTAAAAGTTTTTCTAAATATGAAATTGGATAAATTTTTTCCATCTCTATTTTTTCTTCTGGATTTTTTGTTTTTACTTGATGATTTGGAGTGTAGTTTAAATATTGATTTAATATTTTTGGATCATCTGTTTTTAAAGTTTCTTGAACTAAAACATTGAAAGGCTTTGATGCGGAATCAGCGCCAAAATCACGCCAAACTCCAGAGTCTTTATATATAATAACAGAAGTATTAGTTTTTCCATTTCTATAAACTGCACGAGTGCGCCAATGGTTACCGCAGTCCTGCAAATTATATCCTAGTTTTTCTAATGCCTCTCGATATATGTTCATAGATCATCAAAACTTGGAATTTCGTCTGTATTAGAAACAGAAAGATCACCGCCATTATTTCTAAAGTTTACGATATCTCGCAAATCACCACATTCTTTAATATTGAAGTTCCTAAATTCTAAATTAATAAAATTTCTTCTAAGATTATCGTCTACTTGAACTGGCTCTACAGCACCCGCTATGTCTTTGCCTAGATGTCGCGATTTAACATTTACTAACTTGTGTGTGCCAAAGTTAGAACCTTCTTCTGCTACCTCATCATGCGTCTTTTGCCTTAAAATAAACATGTGAGAACAAAATTGAGTAATTCTATCAGAAAGAGATACAATAGATTCATCATCCACTATATTGGCGCTTTGACGGTTGGTTGTTATACCGCTACGATTAGATTGCACGGACGTAATCATAGGCACAACTGGATTACCGTCTTCTAATATATCTTTTTGAATTGTCTTTTTAAATTTATCAACCATTTCTCCTACTAACTGCCACTCATTTTTATTGGACTGCTCAGAAGAAGTTTTGATGTAATCGAAAGAAAATAACATTCTATTACCCCGACCTACTCTTGAGTAATAAAAACGTTTTAAAGTATTTACCATGGAGTCTACATCCATGCCTCCGACGTTGTAATAATAAAACTTTAAATTCTTAACATTTTTCCAAACAGCTCTAACTTTTTTCACAACTTCATCTCCTGCTTGCCTCCACTTACCACTCTCTAACAAATGAGAGGGAACGCCAGAAAGTGATGCACATTGGCGAATAATTAGCTCTTCTTTACTCATTTCTCCATTATCAAAATGCAAAACTGGAACATTATATTTTTTAGCTACTTGAGTGGCATAATGCATACAAAATTGAGTTTTACCAACTCCACTTCTAGCAACTATTACAGTAATATTTCCTGGTCTCAAAAGCGAGCCGTAAATATCATTAATTTTTTCATGTGGCCCCATCATACCGAACTCATCAATTGGATTATTGCCACGCTCTTCAATAAATTCTTCCATATCGTCATAAATATTTTTAGGAGCATCATCGCCCACTTCAAAAAGATTTATTTTTGAATTATATATTTCATCAGCGTTTTCAATAATTTTAAAGTAAGAGGCATCTGGAGACATGTTTTTCATAGAACTAGCTATTTTATTAGCTGTTTTGAAAATCTGCCTTCTAACACTAAGTTTCTTTAATTCTTGTATAACAGAATGTATTTTATCTTGAGAATGTATTTTTCTCATTGACAAAGATCTAACATAATCAATTAAAGATATATCTTCTTCAAATTTTATGCCTAGGTCTTTAATTCTTTGCACCAACACGACCTCATCAATATTTTCTCCACGCTCGAAAGATCTTTTTAGGACAACAAAAAGAGTTCGATGAAGCATGGAATTATCTTGAAAATCTGATTCATCTATAAGATGAATAAAATTAAAAAATAACTCTGGTTTCTGTATAAAAGCGGCTAAAACTTGTTTTTCAATTTCAAGACTATGCATATCGTAGTTTGCATAATACCTTATAAATTTAAAATGTCAAGAATCTTCTTCTAGTTCTTCTTGAGTTGCTGGAGCAGACTGCAAATAGTCTTCTATGGATTTTAATAGGCCAGACTCCGTAATTTGTGATTCACAATTTGTATAAATAATTGGAGTTCCATTTTCGTCGCAGTAAGCTATAACAAATCCTTTGTAACATTTTGGGCCACCAGTTAGCTCGTAAAGATCCTGCAACATTTTTTCTGGTAGCTTAAATTTTTTAAATTTATTCTGATCCATATAAATTTATTTACACTAGCCCAATAATTTTGCGAAAAATTCATTAGATAATTCGTCGTCTGGGTAAATTTCTATGAGTTTTATATCGTTAATTTCACAAAATTCTAATTTTTTAGTGTCTCTTCTGATTTGGCGAACAAAATTAGCTCTTGTTTTGTGAAAATGCTTAACAAACTGCAAATGTTGAGCTCCTTGAACCTCTATAGCTATTTTTCTATTATGGTTGTAAAAATCTAATGAAAGTTGTGTCCCAACTATTCTAAATTCTTCATATACAGCGTCGTATTTCCAATACTTGTATAAGTGTTTTTTAACTTCTGCTTGAAATTTACTACGACATTTGCCGTTCCACTTAATTTTGTATCTATGTGGATTTCTAAGAGGTTTTTCCTTGCCGTATAGAGTTTTAAAGTTCACCAATATTAGATTTAAAATAATTTATTAAAAATGCAGATAGGGCTTCATTTTCTTCTACCATTTTAAATAAATTGGCCTCTCCTTGAACTTTTTCTGGTAAATCTTGAACAACATCAGCTACAAGCTCTTTAAACTCTTCGCCAATAGTAATCCAAGCGCCTTTTTTAGTAACAAACTCCCACATATAAAGGAGGTCTATTAACTCTTTTTCTACCCAAACTGACTTGCCACCAGTTCTTCCGTATCTGATGGGATACATAATGGTATTATTAGTCTTTTCATTAGGTGATTTTTTAATCGTAACTTTAGCCCAATGACCAATAATTGGATTAGTCTTAGGGTCTGGCTGCTTCTTCGCTGGGTCTTGTAAAATCATGTCAGATTTAAATCGTGGCTCAAATTCCATAATATAATTAGCAAAGTGAAGCAATGCATTACCACCTGTTGCTGACGTCTGACGTATCGGAGCTTTTGTGTATGGATCTAATTTGATGTCTGCCCTTACTTGACTAATAAAAATGGCCATATGACCCCTTTTTGCAAGGGAAATAGACATTCTTTTCATAAAGTTGGCTGCGATTACTGCCCCACCAGCCACTTTGTTAGAATCATAAAAAGATTTATCAATATCTTGTTGTGATATGAGCCCATCTACAGAATCTAGTATGAAACAATACTTATACTTATCTTCATTTTGCTCAACTAAAGTTTTGATTGCATCAACAACTACCTCGTAAATGTTGCTCTCAAACACGAAGCAAGTGCCAGCAACCCACTCTTTTGCGTCGTATACAAATTTTATACCAGAACGAGCCACCATTTCATTAGATAAACGACCTTCAGCCTTAATATAGAAGCCTTTTGCGTCTTTTTGAGTGTTTAACATGTTTTTCATCACTTCTAAAGCTGCAGAAGTCTTTCCGCCCTCATTCATGCCAACAAATCTATGTAATCCTGGGCCAAAACCTCCGTTTAGGTTTAAATCAAGCTGAAGAGAACCGCTTGATGCTTTATAGTCAATTGACTCTTCGAAGTTATAATGATGTCCTTTTTTGTCTTTTAAGAACTTTTCTAATATTTCTGAATCTTTATCACTCATTTAAATAAATCTTTTGTATTTTTTGGTTTATTATCTGTGTGGATATAATCTTTTCCACTTTTTTCTCCTAAAGGATATTTATCATACTCTC